GAGCGACTTCTATAGCCCCACCAAGGAAACTTGGGACAGGCTCCCATACCGCGTTAAATCGCTTGTACGGGGTGCTCTGAACTACAAGGGCACGGAGATGGAAGATTGGGATGCTCTTGATGGAGATAACAAGGACCAGCCAATTAAGATCGAGGATGCAAGCTCCTCAACACCAGCACCTGCCAAGAAGAAGGTGAGTGCTCCTCCCGCAGAAGATGACGAGAATTGGTGATATAAATGCGCCCACTGATTGATACGGACGTTCTACTCTATGAGGTAGGTTTTGCGAGTGAGACTCGTGCTACAGCAGCAGAGGGGACAGCTTTTGAGGAAGTTAGTATTGTACCCAAGAACTGGGACTTTGCTAAGGAAGTGTTTGACAACAGAATCAAGCTTATCTGTGATGAGGTGGAGGCAACAGAGCCTCCCCTCTTCTTTCTTACAGAGAGCGCCCTTGTCAATCGTATCTTAAACAAGAAGAGGAAGTTTGTAGGAGAACCTGAAACTGAGTATGTAGCTAACTTCAGAGATAAGGTAGCTGTTACGAAAGAGTATAAGGGAAACAGGAAGCTTCAGAAGAAGCCCTTCCACTATAAGAACCTAGCTAACTACGTGATGTGTGGTAAGTTTGATTATCACGTAGCTACTGCTGGTCTAGAGGCTGATGATGCTCTTTGCATTTATCAGAACAAAGCTCTAGCTCAGGGTTCTTCCACTATTATCTGTTCTCGTGATAAAGACTTGAGGCAGTGTAAGGGCTGGCATTATAGCTGGGAGTGTGCCCAGCAAGGAAGCCTCGGACCTCTGTTAGTAGACGAGTTGGGCTCGTTGATAAACACAAGTGCAAACAAGTTCGAGAAAAATGGTAAGCCTAAGAAGCTCAAGGTGCTGGGTACAGGTAGCAAGTTCTTCTACTACCAACTCCTTACTGGTGACTCTACAGATAACATTGTAGGTATTATGGGTAAGGGGCCTTCCTTTGCTTACAACCTACTCAGGGATGCTGTTGATGAGAGAGAATGTTATGAACTAGTAGCAGAGGTTTATGTAAAGACCTTTGGGGACGTATGGGAAGAGAAGCTTAAAGAAATGGCTGACCTTCTATATATCATTAAAAACGTAGATGAAGAAGGGAATGTGGTAAAATGGACAAAGCCAAAACTGATGCTGCAGCCGCAATTAATTGGATAAAGACACACGAGCTTGTTAATATTACGAACAAAGAAGCCTTGATTAATTATGGTTTGGAGGTTGCAACTAAAGCTCCAGCCTACTCCCTTTATAAGGGGCCACCTAAGGCTCCATCCACACCAGATTTTATTGAACAGACTAAGTCTGAGATTAAAAGATTACAGGATCAGTTAAAATATCTCACTCGCCCCAAGCTGTCTCAATCAGAGGCTTTAGATGTTAAAAGAATCACTGATGAGATGCTTTCTTTGGGCATGTTTCTATCAGGCAGCAGAGAGAAGCTTAAGGACAGAGACTACACCACTTTTAGGGACTGGGACTTCCATGCTCAGTGGGCAGAAGAACACAACCCTTTTGAACCACCTACTAGTAAGACTGTGGAATATGTCTATGAAAACTTCATCGTACAAGAGAATGAAGAGGCTGTTCAATACAAAGACAAATTTTTCATTTCTTATTGGAAACACAAAACGTATCCACACATTACAATAATTATGAATAGCAATCTAACTCTCTACCAAAAAATGTGGAACAAACTGCCTAAACAATATTGGCATAACTATCTTTGGAAGTCCAACCCTTCTCGTGTCAATGAGCTGAAAGACCCTAATGCTTTACGTGCTTTTAAGCAACGTAGCAGAGACACTTTCAATATGCTATATGAAATGGTAGAGCTTGAATATGGAGATTGTATGTGATGGGCATGTACACTCCAATAGCAGAAACCCAACGTAACGTCCTAATTAGAGAATATAGAATGGCTATTGCCGAAGCTAGGCACACCCAACAATTTTTCCCTGAGCTTAAAAAAGAAGTTAAAAGACAATGGGCTAAGGTAGAGGAGATTAAAACTAAACTTGGTAAAGAAGAGTTTAAATGATGCTTATTAGGGTTGTACAACTTTTATCAACTGCTAAATACGACGGGTGGGACTGTTATGAAGAAAAGTATGATTTATCTTCGTATTCAGACCAGTACTCTACTGGTTGGGAAGATGTTGATGAAGACAGACTTAAAGAAATACAGGCTGCTGTGGGACACTTAAACAACCACACTAATATGAAATATACTATTATCAGAGCTTATAATAAATTAGAAACAAATGATCTAATTGAACAAGCTAATAACATTAAAAAGGCGCAAGAGAAAGCTGCCAAAGCTCGTGAAGCTTATAATAAAGCCCAAGCTGCTGAAAAAGAAGAAAAAGCTAGGGCTAGAAAACTTAAGCAGCTAGAGAAATTAAAGAAGGAGCTTAATGAAGAAGGTAGTTAATAAACCTAGATGTTCTGGTCAGTGGACTGAAGCTCAGTTTACTACCTTCGTAAAGAACCAACTCAGGGGGGCTACATGGAAATGGAAGCCCGTCTCTGACGTGTTAAAAGCTGCTAGAGAAACTAGAGGCTGGTATCTGTGTGCAGGTTGTAATCAATCCGTACCAGCCTCCAGGGATAAGAAGAAGAATGTGTTTGTTGATCATGTTCAACCTATTGTAGACCCAATTAAGGGATTCACTACATGGGATGATTTTGTAAACAAACTCTTCTGTGAGGTTGATAATCTACAATTGTTGTGTAGGGATTGTCACGATAAAAAGAGCACAGAAGAACGTAAGCTCGCTGTAGAGCGAAGAAAGAAGATTAAGAGTGGATCAATTTAAAGACGTAAGTCATTTCCCATTACAGACATTTAATAGACTACAAATGGCTATCAACATTAGAGAAGATGCTGGTGTAGCCCCAGCAGAAGACTACATCTCCCAGTTTACTAAGGTAGATCGACTAGCTATGGCTGAGATGCTAGCCTATATGAAGCAGCATGGTTATAAGAGAACCAGAGAGCTTGTTACGGCTGGTGTGTCTTTCCCCGAGTATGTTACAGATGTCTGAACTTGACAAACAAGTCGGGGCAGACCACTACAAGACTATGAAAATTCAGCCTATTGAATACATCCTAGCTAACGAGCTAGGCTGGTGTGAGGGTAATGCTGTGAAGTATCTCACAAGATACAAGCAGAAAGGGCAAGCTCAAGATATTGAGAAGGCTATCCACTACCTTCAAATCCTGTTAGAAAGATTAAAGAGTGGCTAAGATTTTACTACTTGACATTGAAACAGCCCCAAAGGTAGCCTATGTATGGCGCTTCTGGCAAGAGAATGTTTCAGCCAAGCAAGTGCTAGAGCATGGACACATTATGTCTTTTGCTGCCAAGTGGCTTGGAGAGACTTATGACATTTACGAGGAAAACAGATCAGACGATGATTATGATATTATCGAAACCCTCTGCATCCTCCTAGACGAAGCTGATATTGTTGTAGCTCATAACGGGAATAGATTTGACATTCCCCAGATTAAAGCTAGAGCTCTTGTGCATGGAATTAAACCCCCATCACCCTTTAAGACAGTTGATACTTACAGGGTAGCTAAGAAAGAGTTTGGCTTCCCTTCTAACTCACTAGAGTATTTGAGCAACGTCCTTGAGCTTCCTGTTAAGAAGGGCGGGCATAAGAAGTTTCCAGGGTTTGAACTATGGCTTGAGTGTCTTCGTAAGAATGAAGAAGCTTGGGAAGAGCTTATGGTGTACAACATTCAAGACGTGTACGCTCTAGAGGCTCTGTACCTTCGTATGAGGCCTTGGATGAGCAACCACCCCAACGTAGCTATCTACAAGGAAGTAGGCCCAGCGCCTCTCCTAGGGGTTAAGCCAGCGTGTCCTAAGTGTGGCAGTGTTAGCTCTCAGTGGAGAGGCTACGCATTTACAGCTACAGGTCAGTATCATAAATACTGCTGCAACAGCTGTGGTGGATGGGGTCGTACCCGTTATATGCTGAACACCAAGGACGAGACACTACTAGGGAATTTAGTATCATAGAAACTGTTAGGTACATACTTCTGTCCCTAGCTGCATTTTATATTATATTGGTTTTATTGCATGGCAAAAAGAAAAATTGAAGACGAGAAATTAGTAGCCGTTAATAATAGCATTAAAATGTATGGGGGGCTCTACGCTAATTGGAAGAGTAGTGGGTGTAAAAACCCCATGCCCCCAGAGCTTTTGGACAGACTCATTAAACTATCTGAGACATTAGATGGTTATTTGAAGACATTTGTAATTAAGGAGATTGAATGAAAGCTGAGTTAATTACCTGTAGCGGAGACGACCTTATGGTCGTCAACGCCGCTAGGGTGAGCTTTGATAAAGAGAGTGAATGGGATTTAAATGAGTATCAAGAGATTGATGGACACATTAATTATATGAAAATCACTCAAGAACTCCTTCCTTCAGATAAAAAGCTTATCAACTATCTAGCTAAACATAATCACTTCACTCCCTTCACTCATTGTATGATCACCTTACGAGAAACTGTTCCTATTTTCGTAGCTAGACAGAGGTTCAAACACACTGTAGGATTTAGCTACAATGAGGTTAGTAGACGATATGTAGATGGTGATCCAGAGTTCTATGTTCCTGAAACATGGAGAATTAAGGCGGATAATAAGAAACAGGGTAGTATTTTAGGAAAATTAAAATTTCCATATGAACAAGAAGATATATATGGAATGTTAGATGACGTACATTTTGTTTGTCTTAAATATTATAAAGAGATGTTAGAAGCTGGAATAGCTCCTGAACAAGCTCGTATGGTATTGCCTCAATCTATGTACACCTCCTACTACGTCACAGGCTCTCTAGCAGCCTTTGCTAGAGCCTACAAGTTACGTATTCAACCCGATGCTCAGGTGGAGATTCAGGAGCTATCTAAGCAATGGAATGACATCATTATTTCTCTCTATCCTGTATCATGGGAGGCATTAGTTGGATGAAAAATAAGCTGTATGATGATAATGAAGGCTATGTTCGCAGTACCTGTGAAGTAGTAGAAGAAAAGACAGACGAGCCTATTGGTAATTTTACAGGGCTTTTTAATAAGGATGGAAAACCTTTGTTTCGTCCTAAAGAGAAGATTGGATTTAAGATATGGAAATGAACAACGTATTTGAACTAAACAGCCTAGCCAACCCTGAAGCTGATGAAGAGGGTAAGTGGGATGAGTTCTGTGACTCTCTAAGAGAGAATGTCTTCCGTGGTGCTTACTTCGTCATTAAGAACGATGGTAGCGTACACGTAGGCTGCACAGAGACAGACCGGCTCGGACAAGAGAGAATGCTTTATAAGCTTAAAGGGGTTCTAGAGTATTACCTAGACATCACCCCAGACTTTGAGCTTATTGGATCAATTAAGAAGAATGCCAAGCTAAAGGGCATCAAGCTAACTAACGAAGACCTGATTGATTTTGACGACGAGGATGGAATTGATGCTTAAAGACTTCCCAACATCTATCTACCTAATTCCCACCCTAGGTGGTGGTATTGCCATTGTAGACGCTTCTAATGCTGAAGAGTACCCATCAAGTGTTAAGTACGTAAGGGCAGACAGTGTAAACAACCTTCTTTCTAAGGCCTACAACTCTGGGTTGGAGAACAGAAAAGGCTTCACTGATGTGAGCTCACTATAATGTCAGAAAGAGAATACGGACCTTCATTAGAAGCCTCCGAACACGTACACTCAGTAAAATATCGTGGTAAGAACGAATCTTTTAAAGAAGCTATGAGTCGTGTAGCTGGTGCTCTCCAAGAAGACGGGGAGCACTACCAAGCTTTTAGATCAATTCTCCTAGACATGAGATTCCTGCCAGCAGGGCGTATCCAAGCAGCTATGGGTAGCCCAAGACAAACCACTCCTTACAACTGTTATGTGAGTGGTACTATTGAAGACAATTCAGAAGATATTATGATTAAGGCTGGTGAAGCCTTTCAAACGATGAGATTAGGTGGTGGCATTGGATATGACTTCTCTACCCTTCGTCCTAACGGCGATCTTATACGTTCTTTGGATAGTAGATCATCAGGACCGGTCAGCTTCATGGGCATCTTTGATGCAGTTTGTTCTACTGTGGCTTCTGCTGGTCACAGAAGGGGCGCTCAAATGGGCGTCCTCAGGGTAGATCACCCAGACATTGAAGAGTTTGTAGAGGCTAAGAACAACTCACACAGACTAACCAACTTCAATGTTAGTGTGGGTATTACAGACGCTTTTATGAAAGCTGTTAAGGACAACACAGAATTTGATCTAGTTTTTAATGGACGTGTCTATCGTACTGTTAATGCTAGGCCCCTGTGGGATAAAATTCTACGTTCTACGTGGGAGTGGGCAGAACCAGGTGTTCTCTTTATTGATCGTATGAATCAGAAGAACAATCTGCACTACATCGAAACTATTGCAGCCACTAACCCCTGTGGTACAAGATAACGTTTGCCTCAGGGTTAACAAAACCTTCTCTGATTGACTTGGAAGCCTTACAGGGCGACAGGGCGCAAGCAGGCTATGCCGTGCAGCGTGACAGACTGAGCGAGAAGGGCGAACAAATATTTTCATTTGGCGTGAAAAAATTCTCTCTTTGCAACGTATATATTAATATAGGGTTGTAACAAGAAAGGAGAACAGCCATGAGAATATGTAGACTATGCGGTATTGAAAAGCCTGAAGAAGAATTTAGACTCCGAGGTGGTGGTCGAAAAGGTCTTCAAGCAGATTGTACCGAGTGTACAAACAAGCGAGCTAGAGAGTTTCGTCAAGAGACACGAAACAAAGTTAGTGAATACAAATTGAACATAGGTTGTCAATGTTGTGGGTTTAAAGCCTCACACCCTTGCCAACTGGACTTGGATCACATTGATCCTTCAACCAAAACTTACCAAGGTGCCCATAAAGCATTTGATGCTGGGTGGTCTTGGGAACGTGTTCAACTAGAGCTTGAAAAATGTACGGTCTTGTGTAAGAATTGCCATGCTCTTCGTACTTATGAAGAGGGACATTGGAAGAATGAATACACAACAGTTCGTATGCGACAGTCGGGCTCAGATGATGATAAACTGTAAGCAGTCATTTGAGATCGGAACAACCACTACCTCCCTACGGAGCCTGTCTCCTAGGAAGTTTCAATCTAACTAAGTATGTTGATAACAAGCCATGGTTCGCGAACGGTGGTGAGTCTTGGGGAAGAACATTTGACTATGAACGATTTAGAAAAGACATACCTGTTGTGGTCCGAGCTATGGACAACGTCATTGATCGAGCAATCTATCCACTCCCTCAGCAAGAACAAGAAGCCAAAAACAAACGAAGAATGGGAATCGGTGTTACAGGTGTGGCAAATGCTATCGAGTGTCTTGGCTTCCCGTATGGCAGCTCAGAGTTTCTCCTCGTTCTTGAAACAATCCTCACCACCCTTAGAGACGAAGCCTACAAAGCTTCACTAGAACTAGCTAAGGAGAAGGGGCCTTTCCCCCTGTTTGACGTTAAACTATTGGAGAGTGAATTTGCGAAGACACTACCTGAAGATATTCGTCAGGACATCGCTACTTATGGGCTGCGCAACAGTCATCTACTTAGCATTGCTCCGACTGGAACCATCAGTCTCACCGCTGATAATGTTTCTAGTGGCATTGAGCCTGTATTTTCTATTGGCTATACCCGCGACATTAATTTTCCTGATGGACAAAGACGGGTTTATATGGAAGACTACTCCCACAAACACTGGGAGGTGGAACCTAGGGTAGCTGATAAGCTTAGTGTATTCGATCATGTGAATGTACTGATTACAGCTTCCAAGTATGTAGATAGTGCTTGTTCTAAGACATGTAACGTTGGTAATGATGTTACATGGGAGGAGTTTAAGGATGTATACATGCGGGCTTACGATGGCGGCTGCTCAGGTTGTACTACCTTTCGTGCTGCTGGTAGGCGCTTTGGTATTCTTAATGCCGCAGCTGCAGAGGAAGAGGCTGTAGATACTGTTGAAGAAAGAGACGAATTTATCGAAGAGGGGGCAGCATGTTTCTATGACCCTTCAACCGGCTTGAGGAGCTGTGAATGATTGTAAACAGGTTTTCTCTTTTAGAGAAAGCTCCAATTATAGGTATGTCAAGCGACAAGAACAAGGCACACGGTGTAAGTTGGGGCCTCACTGAGGCTGGGTATGATATTCGTGTTAAACAAACTATTTCTTTCTTCAAAGACTGTGGAAGTACCTTTGTCCTAGCCTCTTCAGTAGAGGAGTTTGACATGCCTAATGATCTTGTAGGTATTGTTCATGACAAATCTACTTGGGCTAGACAAGGACTGTCTGTTTTTAACACTGTTATTGAACCCGGATGGAAGGGTTTTCTTACGTTAGAGCTTGTTTACCATGGCAGTTCATACTTAACTGTTCCAGAAGGTAGTGGCATTGCACAAGTTATTTTTCACCAACTTACGGACAGTAGTTGTTACACTGGAAAATATCAAGATCAAGAAGACTTACCTGTTAAGGCTAAATTTATATAAAAGGAATTGAATAATGGAATATGGCGTACCTGGGATTCTAGTTCTAGTCGTTGTCGTTCTACTTATTATCTATCTAGCTAAGAGGGTCTGATGACAATAGATACAGACGAACAAGGAGACAGATGGAACCCTCATGATGGTATGAGAGTTCCTGAGATTAGACCTCTTATCTGTGATCTACTTCTCCGTAGTGGAGAGGTAGTGGAGAGTGAGGATAGTGCTCCTTATCAACCTCATTGGCACTGGTCTAGTGGGTCTATCGACCCCGATGATATTGTAGCATTTAGAGTAGGTGGTTAATTGAAAGTCTTAGTAGCTTGTGAGTTTAGTGGAGTGGTTAGGAGAGCATTTGTCT